TCATGCAGCAGTACTTTGTGTTGATCAACCCAGACTTTGGTGAGTGGGCCCCACGTGTTGGCGCGTTGGCTGGCGTCATGGCGCGCATCAAACCGGCGACCTACGTCTTGGAGCCAGGCGAGTACAAGGACAAACTGCCGCCCATGCACGTGGTCGAGGTGCGGTGCGACCTGTACGACCGTGAGCCGTACGAGAAGATGAAGAAAGACTTTCAGGCGTTGGACGTGACTGCGATCAATGCGGGGGTTGTGACCGGCAAGTTGCAACAGATGGCCAGCGGGTTCGTTTACGACACACGCAGAACGGCCTCCGAAACGCTTGGCAAGTTCGATTCTACGCAGACGCCGATCTGGTTTAGCGCGCACAAATTTGACCGACTTGAAGAGTTACTAGATGAAAACCAACACGCCAACACCATCATTGCTTACACGTATCAAGAAGAGCTTGCTGAACTCAAGCGCCGCTACAAACACGCGGTCACCCTTGACGACAAAGACGCCATTCAACGTTGGAACGACGGGCAAGTCGAGCTTTTACTGGTGCATCCGAAATCCGCAGGGCACGGGCTCAACCTCCAGTTCGGCGGCTGTCGAATCGTTTTCTTGTCCCTGCCTTGGTCGTTGGAACTGTACGAGCAGACCGTTGGGCGTTTGCACCGATCAGGCCAGCGTCACGACGTCTGGGTCTACGTGATGATGACCAACAAAACTGTGGATGAAAAGATTTGGGGCGCGCTGCATGACAAGCGCGCGGTGTCGGATATTGCAATGGAGGAGTTGAAATGAGTGTACGTTTGAACAACTGGAAGACCCAGCTTAAGGCGGAAAAGTCTATCCGCAAGATTTACCAGCGCGACTTCAACGCCACTTGGCGCAAGTTGAGCAAGAACATGAAACTGATTAACCAACTGGAGGAAAAAATTGCAAATCACTTGGCGAAAACTAAACAGTGAACTCAAGACCTTTGACGAGCAGAAGGTGTTGGACATGCTGACCCATGAACGAACCAACGCCAAGCGTGTGGTGGTGCTGGAGCGCTTGCACCAACGCTACACCATGCTGCGGGCGTCCAGAGAGCGTATCGAATTGCTACAGGAGGCCAGACGACCATGACACAAGAAGCATTGAAGCTGGCGCTTGAGGCGTTGGATAACCTGCTGTATTGGGACAATGGCAAGCCTGAGTACGATGAGGCAAGAGAAGCCATCACCGCCATCAAAAAAGCCCTGAGAGAACACGCCATGCGTGAAGTGCAGAGGCTTGGGCAAGAGATTGAGCAAGAGCCTGTGGCGAATGTTAAATTTATGCGGCAAGTGCTGTCTGTAGCGATTGCGGTGTTGTATGAGCATTACAAAGATGATGTTTTGCGCGTTTTTACGCTAGATGATCTTCAGACTGTGATTGATTTGTCCGACTCATTGCGACCTCAGCAAGTTGAAGACATTTACAAGCGAGCTTGGGACATTCTTGAAGTCGCCACCCTACCACAGCGCACAGAGCAAGAGCCTTGGTGCATGAAGATGAACGGCTGCAAAACAAAGTGTGAAGACTGCCCTGTCGAGGTGGTAGAGCCAGAGCCAGAGCAAGAGCCTGTGGCGTGGATGCACATTCAAGGTAGACATCAAGAACTTTCACATTTCCCATTAGACGATGGCGAAATCAGCCGTGGATGGGAACAGTATCCGCTTTACACCACCCCACCACAGCGCACATGGGTAGGGCTGACGGATGAGGATGTAAATGGTTTTGTCGGACAGTATTGGGGCGATGAATACATGAAGATGCGCTCAATGGTGAGAGCCATTGAAGCCAAACTCAAGGAGCGCAACACATGAGCTTTAGAGAATCAACAATCAAATACCTCAAGGAACTGGTGAAACCAAAACCCATCAGGGAGATCATCGAGAAAGAAATGCGCGAGGCAGTCATCAAGAAGCTGGAAGCTGAGTCGGCAGTCGAATACGCAAGGTCAATCGTCCAATACAACCAACAACGTATCGAACGGCTGGAGAAGCGACTATACGAACATCGGGGGGAAGAATGATATTTGATCGTTTACTTGTTGCCGCTGTGTGCGGTTGGCTGGGCGTGACAGGTTTGTTTCCAGCTACAGCAGAACCAGCAAAGCCTCTGACCCCAGCGCAGTTGCAAGTCAAAGCCAAACAGAAGTCAATCAGCAACGTCTGCAAGGGCAAGCGCAAGAGTCAGACCGTGAAAGACTTGTGCAGAAGATGGGAGAACCAAAATGCTTGAAAAGATCAGAACATTCTTTGGGCGCGTCCGTGGACAACACGCAGAGAAGCAAACCATAGTCGTCTCAGGCGACCTGTGGAGATGTACAGAATGCAAGATGCTTTTTTTAAACCGAGTAGTAGGGGAACAACACAAGTGCCAAGACCAAAAAGTGAACTGACAAGCGTGGCCAAGAACATCGGGGTGCGCTTGATTCCAGCGCACTACGAAGAGTGGAAGAAACTGGGTGGGCCCAAGTGGCTGCGCCAACAGTTAACCAAGAGCATCCAGGAGAAGAAAAGTGTTTGAAGTTTGGAGCCGTGAGAACTTGGTAAAGTTTGCCAAGGAAGCCGACGAGAAGCTGTTGGAACAGGACGCGCGCATCCAGCAGTTGGAGCAAGACTTGAAAGACGCCATCAAGGCGTACAGGGAGCTGAACAATGGATCTTGAAGATGAAGCATTCAATGAAGTCGAGCGTCAGAGTAAGTGGCGCAAAGAATCAGTAAGAGTGGCGCTGAACCCCTACCGCGACCAAGTTATCGAAGAGATAGCGCAGCACGTCCAAAAGATGACGGTGTTTGGCAAGGACACCGTTGATAGTTTTGCAATTTACATCAGGAGCCTGAAATGACCGACTACAGTGATTACGAAACACAACGCGCAATTTTGATCGAGTACCTCCACGTGATGATCGCGCGGTGCGACTGGCACGGCGTGGCAGACGTGGCGATGGACTTGCGCGAGCTTGAAGCCGAGGTTAAGCAACCAACCCGTTGAGGTATGTAGTCTTGCCCGCCACTTTGGTGGCGGTCAGCTCTTGCTTCTTCAGGTTGGCAGGGTCATAGCTGACATGAACCCAGCCGCTGTCGGGAATGCCTGGCGTGTAGAACTCGAGGATGAGTTGCGTATATTCCAAGTTGTCCATAATCCATTGCGCCAGATCGGCATTGGCAACGCCAGGGATTTCTATATCGGCTGCTTGGCCCTTGCAATGGTCTGAGGTCAAACTTCCGCCCGTGGCCTTGTTGACGGCTGGAGCGCGAAATCCAGAATTCACCTTGACACCTTTGCCAAAGTGGTCACGCACGGGCTGTAGCACCTTCTCGCACAGCAAACGCAGGTTCTCTGTGGCTTGTTCGTCAGGTGTGTTGTCCAAGTCCAGACGCAGGGCAGTCTCGGATTTGGTCAGCTCATGTAGGAAGAAGTTAGGGGAGAGGTTCATTGGGCGCTCCTAGCGTTGTTGTACATGGTGATGCAGGCGTTCAGTTTTTCAATTGCTCGGTTGCCTTCGTCGGTTATGGCGACAAGAGCTTTAGCAATCTCTCGGTCAAGTTCGGCTGATGGCGTTCCTCCACTATCTCCGGCGGCAACGCTGGGATCTGCGGAGGCAGGTACGGGGCAGGTCGCTTTGACGCGCAGCCTGAGAGCACCAGAATCAATAGCAGCGTCGCGCTCTTTTGTGGCCAGTTTAGCTTTTTCATTTGTCTTCCTCAGTGCGTCAGCAGTTGTTGTCACGGCCACGGTCAGGGCCGCTTCTTTGGCGCGGGCTTCCAAGTTGAGCTTGTCAACCTCAGCTTGTTGGGCTTCCTTCTCAACGTGCTTGCCGTAGAAATACCCGCCGCCAAAAGTCAGCAGCAGGGCAATCAATCCAGAGAGTAAACCCTTCATGGCTTGTCGTTGTCATTGGCCTCTGACTTGGATATGGCAGTGGCAACAGCTTTGATGCCCGAACGTCCAGCCACACCACCCAGAACGCCTGTGATGAACACCATGATGGTGCTGATCTGCCCGGTATATATCTTGTCGATTGCCGCCATGCCCGACATGGGTTGTTGGACAAATGTGACCGAGTAGAGGAACATGGCCATTGCGCCAAGCAGGATGCTGACCAAAGTCACGATGACAAAAGCCCAGACGCGCACTTCAATCTCTTCAGCGGTCAGGCGGTTGTTTGTTTTGTAGGCAACAGTAGGCATCACTTTTTCTCCTGTTCAGGTTTGGTAAGCTGTTCTGGGCAAGTGCCAGTGGCAGTGCAGATCGGGGGTTTGCATTCTGGGTTATTCCAGTTTGTCGGGTTTTGGCAAGGGTAACGAAAACGGTCTTCGCACCCGATCAAATACAGGGTTATCAGAAATAGTATCGCTAGGCTTCTTTTCACGTCGTTCCCTTTCAACTTCTCGTCTTAACCGTTCAACCTTTTCCATTTGCTGTTTGACTTCGTGTTTGGCTTCCAAGATGTCCAGATACAGCATGGCCCCAATGGGCAAAAGCAGGGCGACCAGCACACAAGCGGCGATCCATCCCATTATTTCTTCCCCCACTGACTGACGAACAGGAGCCACGACCACAGGTAAAGGAGGAAGATAGAAGTCGCCGCCATTGCCGCCAGTTTTGCTTGCAGGTTTCTTTCTTCTTGCCTGTGTAGCCATGCGTCTTGCCTCTTCTTTGCCTCCTGTTTTAGTCTAGCCTTTTCTTGTTCCTCTGATATGACATCTCGCATCTCAAACACCTTGCTGTACAGCGCGCCCATTTCGGGTGGGCTTTGGTACACCATCGTTTCCCTGATCGTCACTTCCAGCGCCGCCATCTGGTCTAGCGCCATCACACGATTAAGCGCGGCTTCCATCAAGTTGGCGTTGGGGTCGTAAATGGTCTTCGAGCGCTCTTCCTCTTCCCTTATGTGTGCGGCAAGTTGCTCTTGGAGTTTGAAGAACTCGGTGAGCTGCTTGACGACATCGGCCATGACCTTGGTTTCGTCAACGGCTACATACTTTTCCTTTTTTCGCGCCGCTTGCGCCACAGGCTTTGCTTTGGCTCCGAAGAGCTTGGCCCAGAATCCTCTGACCTCGTTGGCAACACCAATAGCTTCTTCAACAGTGGACTTGACCTCCATGAATGAGGTCTTGGCCTGCTTGTAGAGTTCACATCCTTCCTTGATGGCGGCAACGCAAGCATTGGCAGCAAAGAGAATGCTGATCGGGTCAATTTACAGCCCCAATACTTTTTTGACCAGCTCACCGGCAAAGCCTGGGCCCAGTAACACAGCAGCGATTAACACGTAGAGCAAGTACTCAATGCGCGTCATGCGCTTGTCGCCCTCGATGAATGACTTCTCAATCGCCGTGTAGCGTGAAGCGCAGACGGCCTCATGCACCGCCAGTTTGGTTGAAGTATCGTCAGTCATATTGCGGAGCCATCCCACCCATTTCAACTCTCAATGCGTTTCGGTTTTGTTGAGCCGGTTCGGCGCGTTGAGACATTTCCGCGCCAAGCGCCCGCGTACCTGCTAAACCCAACGCAGTACCCGCGCCTGGCGTAGCCGCCCGACGTGCGGCCTGTAATTTGATAGCTGCCTCAATTTGATCAGCGGCTATGGCAGGGTTGGTCAATTCTCTTGCAATTTCTAACGCAATTTTATCGTCCATGCGTAACGCCAAGCGTTTAACAACATTGTTAAATATAGTGATTGGCACAGATAAAAAGTTTGGCAAAGGAAGACCAGCTTCTCTACCTGTTTGCGTAACTAAATTTTTAATGTTGGCACCTGCGTCTGCGCCCGCTTTGACCAAGCGCTGGTATTCGCCTTCACGCAATAGATCGTCCCGCACCGCGTTTACGTGGCTCAACTGTTGAGGCGTAAAACCTTTGGTCAACTCGCCGATTCGTTGTTCAACGGCAAGCGCGTTAGCGCCCGCAGGCAAAGCTGGCCTTAGTTTATTACCGCTAGCTTTTACAAGCTCTTCAATTTTTGCTAAACGAGTTGCGTCTTTTGCAACAACACCAATGCGCTCAGTGATGTTCATGCCCGCGCCGTCAAGAATTTTGAGTGGCTCTGCGTATTTTTTCAAGAACGCAGCGTGTGCTTCTGGCGTTACCCGTCCGGCGGTATCCGTTATTTCGCGGCGGTACAAATCTTCAATGCCGGTTCGGGCAATCTTCATTGCGTCTGGGTTTTTATCAAACAAACGCAAGAAGTCTTTGGCTTCACTTTCGCCCTTAGGCTGAAAATATTTGCTAACGACGTCTTCTGGTTTAATTTTGGTTTCTTGCAAATTTGTTTGCTTGAACAAGTTTGCGTTAATACCTTCTTTAAAGCGAGGCGCGTATTGTGTGCGGTAAGTGTCCAGCGCGCCTTTGTACAAAGTTTTAGCTTCGTCGGTTAGCGTAGTGCTTGACTCAACCGCGTCATCAATTGCGGTATGCAACTGCTTTAGATTTCGCAGCGTTGTAGCCGCCATTGGCGCGTTGCTTGTTGACGCCGCAGCAATGTCCGCATTTATTGCTTTGCGAATATCATCAAGTTGCTGAAGGTTAGCTCCTGGCGCAGCGGCAGGTGGCGCGGGCGTTTTTAATTTGCTAGTTATAAGCCCGCTACCCACAGGTTTTGCTGGCGGTGTAGGAGGTACAAGACTACGCAATTTGCGAACGGTGTCTGGCGCAGTTTCGGTAGCAAAACTAGATAGTTTGCGGTCAAGAATACGTTCTGCTTCACTGACAACTTTTGACAGATCAATTTTTGCATCGCCAGCAGCTTCAAACGCGGCGTCGTAGGCAGGCTTCACTACGTTATCTTTAACCGCTTTTTGCTCGGCTTTAGCCGCGTCAATCAATGTACTGCCAACTTCGCCAGGCGTTACATTTACTAAGCCTCTGTCAATTTTTCCTTGTAGACGTTGCTTAGACGCGTTAAATTTTGCAACTGCGCGCGCCTCTTGTTGCTGGCGAGCGGCGATGTTTTGCGCTTCTTTAGTTGCGTATTCGTCAGCAGCGCCAGGCACTTGACGGGCGCGAGCTTGTAAAACAGACAGCCCTACACTGCCCGCAGGCGCGGCAGCTTCACCAGCAGTGGGTGATGTGCCAGGGACAATTTGTGTGCGTCCGCGCAGCGCGTTAATAATATCTTCACCCTTGTCGCCAACAGCTTTAATGTATTGGTCAAGTTTGATGTTTTTAATTTTGCTTGTGTATTCAGCGCCTTTGGCAATAACAGGGCTTACAACACCGCGCCCAAAGGCTTCAATTGTTGCACCTTCAAGTATGTTTTTTGCTTGACGTGTAGCGGCTTGCGGGATTGTTTCTCCGCCACTTTCACCAGCGGCCAGACGCAACAATTCTTTAGCGCCAGCGTAGCCAGCGCCTGCGCCGACTACTGTACCCAATGGGCCTGCGCCAGTTCCTACAATTGCGCCGCCAGCACTGCCTAGCGTCTCAACTGCGGGCGCAACAAACTCTACTTGCTCTTTGCGTGGCTTTGCTGCCAACGCAGCGCCCATCTCAAACGGCGCAGACAACATGTCAAACATCCCCGCGCTACCCCGAGTTGGGGGCGGCGCTTCAAGCGCGCGCATGCGTCGAATCTCATCGGCAAATGCTTTGGCATCTGCCGCATTGCCAGCAGCATCGGCCTTAACCAACGCTGCGCTGAGTTGTTCAAGTGTGGCCATAATTATTTGTACTTATCAAGAAGTGCATCAATGCTGCCACCACCAGAATCTTTTTTACCCCTTGGTTGCGGTAAATCGCGAAACTGGGGAAAGCGCTCAAAATCTTCAGCCCGTGTTTTTTCGTATGTGTCACGAATGCGCGCAATAGCACCACGCGTTTGTTGCTCAACTAATCCAATTTGTTCAAGCAACGGGCCTGCGCCTTTAACTTCATCCAACGCCGCAATTTGATCTGCAAGAATTTTCCATTCTTGGTTGGCGATTGATCCAATTGAGCCTGACATAGCCGCAGTTGCTTTACCTAACGCAGTCACTTTACCGCGCAAGTTAGCAATTCGTGTTTCAGCTTGCGCCGCCGCACCTTCAGAGAACGACGGCAAGTACTTACCTGTAAAGCCCGTAGCCGCTGCCAAGCCTGGCGCTGTTTTAACTGCCTCAATAGAGTCAAGCAAGTCGTCCATTTGCGACAAAGCAGTTGTCGCCGCTTTGTAATCTTTACCGACGTCGGTACGCAATTTGATTTCTTGGCCTTCTGTCAAAGGTTTCAAAGCAGGCGCGTTAGCCGCAGGTTGCATTTTGTTACGCAACGCTTCTTCACGGCTAACATATATTGGTTGTTTTGTTATTGGATCAATAACTGCAATAGGCGCGGTAGGTTGAGCAGGCGCGCGGCTAGCCGCCGCACGGGCGGTTACGAATTGTTGATACGAACCTTTGAAACCGCCGCCTTCTGGCGTTTTGGCAAACGTATATTCGGCAACCATAGCTGGCGGGGCGGCTGCTTCTTTAGGTGCAGTAAAGATTGGCTTACCCGCGCCAGTCACTAAATTTCCACCAACTGCGTACAGTTTGCGAGCTTCTTCCAACTGTTTTACAAGTCTCTCAGCTTCTTTTTGAGCTTGTGGCACGTTTGGATAGTTGGTTTGTAAATCAATAATCCGATTTTCCAACGCAGTCGTATCTACGCCGAGCTGATTGACAGGCGCAGCAGGTGCGACAGGTGCTGGTGCCAATCTGTTAGCCGCAGGCATGGGAGCGTTCACATCGAACGTGCCAGAACCTAAAGCACCAGGCGCGGGTGCGACAGGTGAAATCTTTGGTGGTTGTCTGCTGGCGTTGTACGCGCTACGTTCCTTGGCCGCTTGAGCCAGTGTTTGCGCGGTCATAATCAATTGAGGATCTCTTTGAGATAGCGCAAAATCATAGAAGCTAGACGCCAGATCTTCTGGCGATCCAGTCTTTCCATTGGCCGCGCTTAACTGCAAAAACTTATCAAGCCCTTCTTGTTTGGCTTTAAAGTCAGTCAATTCCATCTCAGCTTTTTGCTGTTGCATCTCGCCAGCTCTGAGCTGCTGTTGCGCCAATTGATTGCGTTGCGCCTCTTGTTGGCCAGCCATGATCTGGCCACCAATATTGACGGGCTGAAGAATTCCAAAATTAAGCGCCATGATGTGACCTTTTAACCGAGTGGGTTATTTCCGAATTGATATGTTGGGTCATAGATGTTTTGCATACTGCCCCCACCACCACCAAACAAGTTACCAAAGTTAGGGTTGGTTTGGCCATACAACTTGGCAATGTCACCATACGATGACGTCCGAGCGTTAACGCCAGCCATCAGCGCATTGCCTTGGTTAGCGCCTTGCCCCATATATGCGTTGCCAACATTTGTCGCCATGTTTTGACCAGCGGTACCAAGCGTGTTGGCTGTAGTTTGGCCATAACCTGTCAACGATTGCAACGGATTCAAACGAGCTGCACGTTCAGTCTGGTAACGATTGAAGGCGTTCATGTATTCTTGACTGCCCATTTCTTGGCCGTATTGTTGCGCGGCTTTCAGCGCCGCGCCAGAGATCAGACCGCCACGGGCGGCGGCGCTGCGCTCCAATGCCTTTTGGCCTTCTTTCAACCGAAAGCCATAGCCTGGATCAGCCGTAAATTGATCCATTCCAAAATTTGTGTACCTAGACGCATTGACCAACTCAGGCAACGCATTGACGCCGACGTCGTAGAAAGGCTTTTGCCTCGCCACGTTTTCGTTGTACATGCGCTCTTGAAGCGCCGTAGCGCGGTTTGTTGCCTCTGCGGAGGTATCTGCCGCGCTCTGCGCTGCTTTAGCTTGCTTGTTGCCGCTAATTAAGCTGACCGCTGCGGGGATAAGGAATGACCAAGGCATAATTTACTCCTGTAGGCTTGACGCCAATTTTTGCATTTCTTCAACATTACTGGGCTCAATCAGCACTTCATCAATCTCGTCTTCATCGGTGCAGTCGGTGGCGTGTACGCAATACCACACTACGTCTGTGAGCGATTTTATGCCGTGATGCTTGCCTGCGGCAATAGCCAAGCAAGCAGGAGCTTCAACAATCGATTTGACTCCATCCACAACCATCTCAACTGACCCGCTGGCCAAGATGGACAGATGGTCGTGCTTGTGGGCGTGTTGCACCAAAACGTACCCTGCTGGGATGCGGGTTTCTTTGGCGTACACACCTGCGCTGAAATGGTGATGAATCATCAGTTATTCCAAAAGAAGATTGTTATTGGACGCAGCTTGCATGATTACCCAATTAGTGCCATCAGACACCATTGTCGCCCAATTACCGATCACATCCAAAAGAATAGCCGTTCCAGCAACAGTGCTGTCAAGTGGAACCACATTACTTGACGCAGACACCAAGGTCTGCGCTTGCATATTCTTAAAAATTAACTGACGGCCAATCCATGCAGACGCAGTTGGCAAGGTCACCGTACAGGTCGATCCTGACTTGTTGTTGATTATCCAAGCCTCACCATCGGCCACGGTAAAGTTAGCCGTTTTAGTGACTGGCGCTGATACCGTGTTAACCACTGGAGTCGCCCATGTGGGTATGCCTGCCCCTGCGCTGGTCAGCACTTGGCCTGCTGTGCCTGCGGCAGTAAACGCATACGCCGTGCCCGTGCCGTAAGCTACCGCGCCTGCTGTAGGCGTCGCAGAACCGTTTGTGCCGCCGTTGGCAATGACTAAGGTGCCTGCAAGGGTGATAGCGCCCGTGGTGGCCGTTGCTGGCGTTAGGCCCGTTGTGCCGCCTGAAAACGACAGCACACCAGTATTGGCCAGCGTAATGGTGCCGATGCCGTTGGTCACTGAAAGGCCCGCGCTAACTCCCAATGTATTTAGGGTATACCCTGTACCGTTACCAATCAACAATTGGCCGTTGGTAGGGATAGTACTTAGGCCCGTGCCGCCGTTGGCAACTGGAATAACACCAAGGCCACCGCCGACAATGTTGTATAGACTGTAAAACCACCGATACCACTCACGCGACACCGCCCCAGTGCGCTCATCAATAAGCGACACTCGCGGGGGCGTGATTTGGGTGGCGTTTGGACTGGTGGCCATAGTCAGGCATTGGTCGGGCTTATGATCAATTCAGCCCCCATAATGGCTATTTTGTTGGGATCAGTGCCTGAGAGTTCATACACACGGTCGCGCAGCTTGAGCGTCATGCCAAGCCTGCGCCAAAAGGTTCGCTGGCCATACGCGCCAATCTTGCCAAGCGGTGACCAATGCTCGTTTGACCAAGTGTGACCGCCGTCATCAGACCAACGCAGCATGACTTGGGGGTCAGAGCCTTGGCCTAAATTTAAGCCAACGCCTGCCTCGCAGTCCAATTGCAGGCTGTGGTGGGTCGTGCGCTTAAGGTTGTTTTGACCGGTTGGCAACGCTCGCCAGCTCCGCAACCACTTTTGGATGCCGCCGTTGTCGGCGTACACGTCCAAGTCAAACGTGTAAATGTTGCCGTTTTGGAAGTCGCCAACAATGATGTTGCCGCCAAAGTTGCACTGGCAATTGCTGCGGTGGCGTGTGAATTCGCCGTTGTCCCAGCCAGCTCGCTCATGCCAAGCTTGGGTAGACACGTCGTAAACCCATGTGGCGTTGCCGCTTGGGAACGTCAGCACATAAAAAGCATGGCCTTCTTGCTGGTACGTGTAGGCGATGGCGTCTGAGATGTTGCCGTACTGGGCAATGGCGTACTCAATGGCGTGGGTGGAAATACGCACGCCGGTGTAGCCATTGGCGCGGTAAACAATGCCTTGGCCACGGGCGTCTGTACCCAACCAAAACAAGCCGTTGTCCATTTTGGCAATTGTGTACGCTGACACACAACCAATTTCGTTAAACGCACCTTGGATGCGTTCCAAAGGGAAGTCAGCGCCGCCCGTGTTGTACCAAACTTCAACCGAATCAGTACCGAACACCCACAGCTCACGGTGGTCGGCAATGATGCCCACCACGCCGTCGGGCGAGCCTTCGGCGCTGGCAAAGTCCAGTGGATCGACTGAGGTGCCGTCCAACAATTGCGACACCCAAAGGATTTGGCTGTTGGGCTGGTTGAAAACAAAGTAGCCGTCAAGGTATGCCACCGTCACCGCGCCAGCAAAATCAGGGTCGGTAATCTGGGCAAATACGTTGGTGACTTCGTTGTAGATGTAACCGTCAGGATTGCAAGCCAAAAAGATCTGTGTACCGTTGTCGGCAATAGACACGGGGCCAGTGCCCGACACGGTGCCAAGCAGCGTGGGCGTGGCGGTCAGACCAGTCAGTTTAAAGAACTGATTGCCCGACACGACGTAGAAGTCGCTGCCGTTAGTCTGGTGTGCCCACAAGGCGCGGATTGGGCCTGTGCCTACGGTTTGCAAAAAGTTGAGACCAGGGGCACGGTTGAGAAAGCCAGGCTCCTTGCCGCCCTCTGGGATGACCTCTGGGAACAGATTGACCATGCGGTTGTCGGCAGCGTTGATACTGCGAGCAACATAGGCCGACCCAAGAATCGGCGTCTTCATCAGTAGTTCCCAGCGTAGATGTTGAATCGCTGACGTGTGGCCACGATGGCGTAGGGCATTGACATCACGTCATCAGGATTGTTGATGCGCTTTAGATTGCGCTTGCTGGTCATGGCAATACGCTGCACTTGGGGGCTTGGCTCTACGCCAAACTCAGGGGCAAATTCCGTCGCCAAGTTGTAGACAAATGCTCGCAAATAACCTGGCGGGAACAGAATGTTGGTCGCCAAGTTAGCAGGCTGGGTCAGCTCTTGCACACTGATAAAGTGCCATTCCAAGTCCCGTGTGGGCCTTGGGTAGATATACATCTCAACATCAGGGTAGGTCATGTTGACAAAAATGACCTGTGGATAAGTAGACGTCACGGTTTTAACCGCAATGCCGTTGTACTGCTGTTGATTGATAAACTTGATACCGAAAGACACGTTGGTGCCTGGATCACGGTAGTAGGTGGCGTCGTCCAGCAAAACTGGGCGCAACCCTGCAAAGTTGCCCGAGGGGCCTAGTGTGCGTTTAATTTCGCCAGCAGGCCAAGTAAATATTTGATCTTGGGTACAAAATACAGAAAGACGCTCGGTATTCCAAGAGTCGATCATCTGGTTCAGCGCCATCAGAGCGTCTTGGGACACAGATGCGGAAGGTGTCTCACCTTCAGCCAATACGCCGAGCAATCTCAATGCTCTATTGATCTGATCGCCAGCGGTGTAAATGGCCATGTTACGCTCCTTGTTCTGCCGCCTCTAAACTGGGTCGGCCACGACGACGTTTAACTTCCAGTTCGTTTGCGACAGGAGCCGCCTCTTGGTCAACAGGCGTGTCCAAAGTATACCTTGTCCAGCCATTTCTTTCATCAAATTCAGCCTCTAGCTCCATGTAAGCTATTTTGCGGCCATGAACGGGGTGAGACATGTAAATAATAGACATTATTCTTCCGAGGGTGTTGGTTCTGGCTCATCCAATCTACGAGCAAGCATTTGATAAGCGTTCAAAACCGCTTGAGCTTGAGTTAGAAAAGTTTGCGCCTTTCCAATCTCTTGCTCAAGCGATTGAATTTCATCAATGAGAAATTCTTTGGTGATTACCATTAGGCAATCGTGCTAGCCATGATGTAGTAGGTCGTGCCGCCGCTGGATACTGGAATGCAATGGCTGACTACGGGCGAACCCACCTTAGCGCGGAATACACCTGTTGCGCTGACAGCAGGCATTTCAGCAAAGTTGCCGACTTCGCCAGTGCCAGAATTGGTCACGCGCAAAAAGGATGTGTTAGTCCAAGTGCCGCCCGATGCAAAATCAGAGTCCAGTTGCAAAGCCGCCAAGGTGCCGCCTGGGTTGGTAGACGTGCCGCCAATAGTTGCCCGCAAAGCGTTGGCCGCGCCGCTGATCGTGCCAGAACCGTTGATCGACGTGCTGATGTGCGCGCCGTTAATGGTGCCGCCTGTAGCGCCGTTAGCGCCAGTTACGCGGGTCAAGAAACGAGCAGTTTCACCAGAGCCGGTTGAAGTAAAGGTCAGCCGGTTAAAGTTAAGACGAGTATCGCCCGACGTTGCTGAAGTAACTGCATACGCGCCGTTGAGGACACCAGCAGAAGTGATCGCAATTGGATCGTTAGATGAGCCAACTTGGAACGAATCCAGTTGGGGATCGGCGTATGCAACGCCAATAGGTTTGTTATTTGCCATGATTAAATTCCTTTATCAGTTCCAAAAGGGAAAAATGGGGGTTGTTTAGACCCCCATTCAGTTTACGCAATGCGGTACACAGACCAAGCGCCTTCAGCACTCTTGCGAGCACGGAAAATAGCGCCAACGCCGGATGCAGGAGTTGCGCCAGAGCCAACCAAAGTCCAGCCAGTGTTGACAGTTACAGTGCCCACACCAGTGCTGGTGGACATCACAACAAAGTCAAAAGTGCTGCCAATTTTGGCGCTGCTGATGCGATCATCTACACCACCCACACCAGCCACCAGCGGAAGCTGAAGGTTGTTGGCATTGGTTTGCGTGTACAGAATGATGCCACCTTCCAGATCAGCAACTGTCAAAGCGGCAGTTGCGTTAGCTGTATAGGTTGCGGGAGTTGGGCCGTAGCCCAGCGTAACTTCGTTCAGATTGCCGTCACCAAGTTGGTAACCGCCTGCGCCGTTAGGTAATGCCATGATAATTTTCCTTCAAAAAAGTTTCTGATCAACCCCAGATGCGGCAGGCCATCTGTGGACGAATGGTGCTGTAGCCATACAGTACGTCAATACGGCAAGGCATACGGTCGTTGTTGATGTCGTACTGACGAACAACGCGCAAGCTGATACCGTTATGAACTGCGCGAGCAGCCATATCGACGCCTTGGGGCAACAACAAGTCGGCGGTCGCAAAAGTGATCGCGTCTTTGTGGTAGACCAAGTTTTGTGCGTAAGCAGTAGAAGCAGCGCCCACAAAGGTCACAGCCTTGCTGTTTTGTGGCAGCACGTTCATGGTGGCCAATGCGTGGTTGGCCGAGTACATAGGCGCAACAGTCACAGTCCAAGTGCCAGCCACAGCAGTGGCGTTGGCCAAAGCTACGAATTGGAACAAAGAACCAGTGGTTTCACGAGTCTGTGGGTTGACAGCAAAGCAGTCAGCAATAGTGAACACGTCGCCAGCGGCAATGGTAGTAACCACAGAGCCTTGAGCCAAAGTCAAAGTGGCAGAGCCTTCAGAAGTCACAGCGGCGCTGGTGCTGGTAGATGCGGAAGCATCACGTGAGCCAGTGGTGTGCTGTTTGATGGACTGAGACATGTTCACTTCGTCGAAGCCCAACACGCCAGTGCCCATCATGCCGTTCTTGAACTGCTTGCTGATGGTGTCGGTGGGGTTAAACAAACCTTTCATGCCTTCGACCAAGCCAGCGTTAGCGGCGGGGTTGA